ATATTCGCTAACTCCATTAGCTTTGCAGTATTCTTTTATTTTTGTACTTAGTTGTGCCATAGTTTTACCTCCTTATTCTATAATTTTGTATCCGTAAAAAAAACTTGTGAAACCTTGTTCAGCAGCATCTATATTTTGAGAACCAGCACTATTTACTGATATGAAACCATAAGCTTCAAAATAATCTCCTACAGATAAATCAAAAACTCCATTTGCAAGTAAATTTCTACTTCTGTCTACGTTACCATTACTATTTTCATGTGTCGTAGTGTGAGCAGTACCATTTTTATAAAGAGTGCTATAACAGTATGCTAAATTTGAATTTGATCCACTTTCAAATCTGAGCTGACTACCTATAAAATATTTACCAGCTTCGCCACTCGGTACTGTAAATCTGTAATTTGTGCTATGATCGTAACAACCTCCAACATCAAACTGTTCAGTATTAAATGATACTTTTACAAAAGAATTATTTGTTATACTTTGATCTGCAGACATTGTTGCATAAAAAGCTGGAGTATTAACACCACCAGCACCAGTTACAGTTCCTGTAAATGCGTAAGTGTCTGCAAGGTTAAGACTTTCAGATTGTATTTTTGTTATTGCCATAATTAATTTCTCCTATGCTAATCTAAATCCACTAAACCATGATTGTACCGAAAGTATATTTCCACTTTGTTCCGAATTATACCACCAGCAAGATATATAGTCAGTAGCACCTAATTCAATAACTGCACCTGTAGATAGTCCTACATCTTGACCACTAGTTCCTTTAAATGAAATTTGTCCATACTCAGTAGTACCACTTCCACTTTTTCTAATTTTTAAATACATAGAATGACTTGCACCTTGATTACCACTTGGATCAAAAGTTACATTTACTTTAACAAAATAAGTTCCAGCTACTCCAGGTGTATATCTTCCAGTTGAAGTGTCATATTTTGAACTTGGATCAGTTACCTCTGCATTAAAAACTAATTCAGTTTGTGTTGTTGCACTTACTGCTAAGTTTCCACTTCTATATGCTTGAAATGATAAAGTTCCAGCTACTGGAGTAGTTGCTTTAATTAAAGAATAATCTATTCGTTTTAAAGTTCCAGCATCACTAATTAAAAATTCATCTGTATCAGCTGGAGCTGTTGCTAAAGCAGTTTGACCAGTAATTAAATCAGCAGAAACTTGAGAACTACCTACTGATGAGTTTGGAGGATTTACTGTTTGAACAGCTTTACCTAAATAAATACAGTACATATCATCTGTACTAGCTGTAGCACTTGTTAAAGTTAGAGATGTACCAGATGCGGTGTACGCAGTTGTAGGTTCTTGTCTTACAAAATTTATAAATAATGCAATCTCATTTTGATTAGCAACAGGATGATCTAAAGTGTACGAAGTAGTTGCACTTGTAGTAAAGTCTTGCTTTTGAAATGAGCTGAATGCTTCTGCTGGTTCTTTACCAATATAAGCCATCTTACGTAATCTCCATTATAGACAATGTTGCATCAATTTTAGCTGAATCTGAACAGTCAATCTTCAACACATCAGTTGTTTGCAATACATATTTTCCACCAGATAATAGCTCCAAAGAACTGCCCGCTGGAATGCTCGCATCCTTAACTACTGTTACATTTTCATTTGTTTCTGTATCAGAAGTATCAGATTCAATTTTTACTGAAGCTGTAACTGCACTAGTGTGAACATTGCAAAGTGTTAAACCAATTACAACAGTTGTTGTTGAAGATGGGACTGTATAAACAGTATCAGCAGTACCAGCACTAGCTGGCATAGCCGCATTTGTTTTTACCTTAAATGTATTTGCCATTTATATCTCCCTTTGTGTATTATATTATATCGTTGTTTTTCATATTGTCAATAACTATTTAGCCCAATGCAATTGCTAGAGCCGTAGGATCATCTGAAGAAAATCCTTGGTTAGTCATAAATGTTGTAAGCCTAGACAATGCAGCTTTTCTATTAGTTCCACCTGCACCATCATCAACTACAATTAAATCTGATGAAGTTAAATCTGCACCAATATCTGTACCACCATCTATATCTACTGCAGATAAAGACACTTTGTTTGCTGTACTAATTGTATCAAGTTTAGTATCTGCAATAGCAGCACTAGATTTAATATCAGCATTTACAATGTTTGTGATGGTGTTATTATCAGAATCTATAGATTTGTTTGTAAGAGTATCTGTAGTTGCTCTACCTACTAAAGTATCTGTAGATGTAGGTAATGTCACAGTTCCTGTGTTAGAAATACTAGATATTACAGGTGTAGTTAATGTTTTGTTAGTTAGAGTTTGTGTAGCTGATGCCCCAACAATCTCTTGATCACCACCTGCAGGTAATGTTAATACGTTTGTAACACTAGCACTATGCGGTTGTGATTTTACAGTTTGACCATGTGAATTACTTTCACAATTAAATACGATTGTGCCTGGATTAGTATTACCTTTAACAACAACTTTACCAGTTCCATTTGGTGCTAAATCTATATCTGCATTTGAAGTAGTAACAATATCATTACCATTCATATCAAGATCACCACCTAATTGTGGAGTTGTATCTTCAACTACATTTGATATTTCAGAACCTGTAACAAGACCTGCTGTTAATGTAGATCGTGTAATTTTTTTAAGACCACCACCCGAAGTATCAACTGCTAATAATACATCATCATTAGCAACTGTAGATATTTCTGATAATGAACCTACTGCTACTGAATTAAAGTTTGTACCATCTGCAATTAATAAATTGCCAGATGTATTTGTACCCATAGTAATATCATCACCAGTAACTGTAAGATCTCCACCTACAACTACATCACTATTAAATGTTGCTTTACCAGCATTACTACCATCAATAGTTAAAAAAGTTGTATCTACGCCACCATCAGTACCTTTTAAAATAATATCTGTGTCAGTTCCCTGTGCATCAATAGTAATATTTCCTGCACTAGTTTCTAAACTAACAGCTGCATCCCCTGTGCTTATATCATCTGCTGCTACAGCTGATGCTGTAACTCCAGTTGTAAAATATGTTTTAAATGTTGCAGCACTTGTAACTTTCATAGTACCACCATCATTATGGATAATACCATCTCCGTCAGCTACTGCTGTAGTGCCAACTGTAGCACCACCATCTATTAAATTAATTTCAGCACCAGTTGCTGTAATAGATGTACCACCTAAACTAATTGCATCTGCAACTAAGCTATCAATATTAGCTGTCCCATCTAAATGTAAATCTTTAAACTCTAAACTAGATGTACCTAAATCAATATCATTATCTGTAATAGGTACGATAGCACCATCCTGTACTCTAAACTGCTGTACAGCTGAAGAAGATACATTTACATAAAATTCTAAATGATTATTAGTATCATCAATTAATACTTTGTTATATGAATTAGAATCCCTTAGTGTAGTTACAGGGCCACCATCACCCGCAGTACCATCATGCGTGTGTCCTGTGCTTGCATTAAATGCAGATAGTAATTGATTAAACTCATCATTTGTATCTGCAGCTGCGATAACATCGCCTGTAGTATACGTTGATTGTCTTGCTGAGTATCCTGCCATTATCTTCTTCCTCCTGGAGTAAATTCTAATTGAAAGCCTTTAACTGAAAATGAGTCTGCTTGGTTTCTATCATCTATCTTTAAAGCAACTGCAAATCCAGATCCTTCTACTGTTTGTCTTATAAGTGGTGTTCCTGATGCACCATAAACTGCACTACCATATAATGCTACACCATATGTAGCAGATCCACCTGGTGAAGTTAAAGTTATTTTTTCTGGTTGTGGTGTATCTATACTATCGTAATCATATCTAACTGCTAAGTCAGCATTAACTGAAGTACCTTCTCCTTCATAGTTTAAATTAACCCTTTGCATATATTTTCTTAAACCAGGGTCACCTAATACCATATCGGGAGATCTGTAAGTAGCTACAATTGTGCTAGTGCTTGCACCATTAGCAAAAGTATTACCTACTTCCATTTTATAAATGTATCCATCAAATCCACCAAATACTTGAGTTTCAACATTACTTATAAAATCTGAATCTGTACATGCAGGTTTAATACCTATCATATCAGAATATTCAAAACCTATTTGTCCTGTATTAGTATTACTTTTTAATACTCCGATAATTCCCTTTGATGATGCTTGAGATCCAGCTGTTGTAGGATAAAATAATCTATACTGTGACTTGTCTCTAATAACTAATGATGATATTCTATTTAATCCTATTTCATCAATTCTAGTTTGTATCTGTCTAGATATAGATCCAAGTTCAACGTCACCAATTCTAGCTGTACCAGCAATAGTTCTTAATCCATCTGGTGCTAAAAATATAACATCACCACCAATCTCCTGAATACTACCACCATCTCTGCAGCCAATATTTCTTGTAACTTCTTGTACTGCAAAATTACTTGATGTTGTTCCAGTTAATTTATAAATTCTATCTTCACAAATCT